CAGTTTCTTCAGTTTCTTCAGTTTCTTCAGTTTCAGTTGTAGGTGAGTTTTTACCTTCAGGGTTTTGAATAGCTTGCATTTCAAGCATTTGTTCTTTAATTCTGTCCCATTCTACAGAGGGGTCAAAGCCTAATAATTTTTGAGCAGTAGAAACAGAAACGATTTGGTTTAAGACTAACGACGTAAGTTCTTCTAAACCAAGTTCAGGATGGTCGACTGCTGAGAAGTCTTGTAACGTTTCGTTATGAATAATTTCTTGTTCAAGAATTGAAGCGTTAGGGGTTAAAGCTCGTTGTAGGTCTTCAACCACTAGGCGCATAGCAGTATTGGAAATAGGAGTGTCTAAAGCCTCTAAAAGGGAAATTCTATTTACTTTTGTGTCAACAGTATCTAAAACAAATTCATTAAGACCAGAAACTGAAATTTGAGAAATTTCCTCTTTACTAAAACCCTGAGTTAAAGCAACTAATTTATAACATTCTTCAAGAAAAAACAATAATTGTTCACCGTAAGCGGCAAGAGCTTGTTCTTGACTAATAAAGTCCATACTTTTAGCTACGCCAGATTCTTGCATTGGTCTATCATCACCAGCAGAAATACCATTAGAAAAAATTAAATCTTTAATTCTACTTTCTAGTTTTCCTAGATAGCCAGCAATGGTATTAATAGCCGTACCAGTAGTTTCATTAAAAGTAAATCCTTGTCCAATTAATACTCGATGGTTTCCTGTTTGACCTCTGGCTTCTTCCAAGTCAACCATTTTATCTGCGGATTCTGACATAGGAGTAAATAATCTTTGAATTTGACCAGCAACATTTGCGGTATATGTCAAATTATTATGAACCCTAATATGCTCCAAAACTAAAAATATAGCTTCTTTAGTGACCCAAAGATTTTCAGGAATTTGAATATTTACAACGGGAATAGTGCCTCTTTCATGAGCAACTTGTTTAAATAAAGGAATCATATAAGAACTTGAATTAAACTCCGATTGGACATCGGGTGCAAGTTTTCCAGTATTACTAAGAATCATTGGGCAACGATAGCTAGTAATAAAAGTATCATCGATAAATGTCCATTTCAGAAAATATTGCGTTTCACCTACAGGGCTATAATTGGTTTCTAATTCTCTAATTTTTATCCATTTTAGCTTTCCATCAAGTTCTTGATAGTGAGTAACAGAACGAGGGTCATACAACGCAATATAAGGCATTAAACCTAATTCTTCTTCTTCTTTTTTATTAGTCGGTAAAATGTCTGAATAATCTTTTTCTATTACTGCGTATACTTTTCCATATTTTAAAAGTTTAAAGAAAACATCTTTAATAAAAGCTTTTTCTTTTTGATGATTACCGTTAATAGATTCTCTAAATTTAAACCAAAATTCTTTGCGTTTAGGGCTTTCTGAAAAACCATTAATAGTATGATTAGAGGCAGTCATCCTATTCAATAATTGAGCTAAACATTGCCCTAAAATAGGAACATAAGTGAAGAGTCTTTTACGGTATTTGTAAATTTCAGCATCTTCATCAGGTTTTTTAATTAAATATTTCTCTAAATTATCTTTTAATCTTTGCCCGCCGCCTAACAAGTCGTCAGTCATATTAAAAAGTTCCTGATTTTGTTCAACTTCAGGATGGACAGATTCTAAAATTTCAAATGCTACTTTTTTTGGATATTCCATTTAAAAACCCAACGCTACTAGAGTGTTGGGCGATTTTAGGCTTAAATTAAACCAGCAAATAAAGAGTTAGACTTTGTAACGGGTTTTTCTGGTGTAGTAATGACAGAACCCTCTGGGATAATGTTTTCGATGTTTTTGTGTTCTAAAGTTGCTAACACATATCTTAAAGCATCGCAATTACTGACTAAGACTGCGTTTGAGCCAATTTTGATGAAGTAATTGTGTGACTCCTCGACTTCTATGTTATATACTCGGTTTATTGAGCATTTACCTACACATTCTAGGGCTGGACTTGACCATAGAGTATCTGTTAAATTAGAAATTCCAATAAGTGACTCCCATTGAGATTGGTCAAGATGGTTTAAATGGTTCATAACACTAAGGTTCTCGGCACTTATCAAACCATTATTCGTGTAAAAGGGGTGGTCTGGAGTACAGCGCACAATAGCAGAAGAATTGTAATCTTTAACTTCTATCGTTTCTGCCAATCGGGAACCAGTGAAAGTAATATTTTTTAAACCATTAGAAGACCACACTTTGTCTTTAACTTTCAGGCTTTCTATATTTTGCCATCCTGTTTCTGTTAAAACCTGTGTGCCAGCCACAAAACAAAGATGGTCTTGTTGAGATTCAGCGACTTCTTCTTTAATAAATCCTTCTTTGGATGCCCGATGATATGCTCCCATATCTTCATAAACCCTTCTGCAAGATTCGGCTATCATTAAGCGTTTTTGATAAAGTAAAGTGTTTACAATACCATTACCTTCACTAACACGGTTATAACCCCCCATAAGTTTAGGAATCCCAGACTTTCTCATAGTTAAAATTCGACCGGGTTGTGAAGGGTCAGCAAATGCACGGCTCACATTGTGTTCACTCACAAACTGAAGAGCTTTGTCGTTGTGTACTCGTTGTTCAATGGCAGTATTAGGGTTAGGATTTTCCCAGAAATCAATAATAAAGTAAGTGTTACCCATTTTACCCACCACAACTAAAGCAGGATTGACATCTCCCCAGTCAACACCTAAATATACTTGTTCAAAGTAAGTAGGTAAATTCTCATCAGAAATAATATTGTCAGTAGATAAGGCAGAAAAAATTTGACCATCAAAATTTTCCCAAGAAGCCAAACATTCTTGTCTAAATACTTTTTCTGGTAAAGATTCTTTTATACGTTCAATTTCTTCACGAGGAATAAAGGGGTTGTCATAAATTGTACGATGGAAAGCACCCCAATCTTTGTATTTATCACCATTTTCGTACAAACTGTGAAAAAAAGTTCCATAACCTTTAGGTGTATTATGACTAATAAACCCGTTACTCCAAAAAGAATTTGTGTTAGGTACTGTAAAATCATAAGTCTGATTTTCAGAGTCACTAATTGATTCTATAGTGTCCCAAAAATAGTCATTAAAATTAAACGGTTCATCGGGAGGGTTTAACTTTTGTACTCCTAGGCTACTTGTTTTTTTGTTATCAGACCCAAAACCAATTAATTGACAATAAGTATCAAAATGTGAACCAGTTAGTTCTAATTGAGCCATTTCTGGGTCATGTGGCAATAAAAATACTTTTGCAATTACCCCTAAGTTAGAAAGTAACAATTGAAATTGTTGAGCTAATGTTTTATTACAAGTGAAATGGATAATTTTTGCTACTCTGTTACCTGTAGTACCAATCGAACCAGCAATGTCCATATACCCTTGAATAAAAGAGATAGCCCAAGATTTACGCCCTTGAAACAACCATAATGGTAAGGTTCTTCTTCTCCGACTCACAGTGGACATCCCTATATGCTTTAGTAACTCTACTAAATCGCTATCTACATACGACCAAACATTTCCTACATCTTGTTTAAAAATAGCCCCTAAAATCTTACCACTTTCTAGAAACTCTCTCATTTGTTGAGTAGTAGTTTTTACGGAAATGTAATACTTACCATTTTGTTTTTTGTGGGTTCCTTGAGAAAACCATAGACCAAGAAAATAAGCAAAATCTTTGGTCATGCCTTGATTAGGTTGTAGCCAACCTTTTGTTTTAGGAACATATTGTCTTTTGATTTTGAAACCATCTATAGGGTCTTTAGTACCCCAAATGTCCATACCATGTGCTATAGCCACTGTGTCCCCCTCTTTCAGTTCTTCCATTTTTTTCCAGCCATTTTTTGTCCAAATAGGATGGTTTAAAGAAGCTTCTAAAGTGAATCCAAAAGAAGATGTGATGATTTTGGTATCGGTATATCCATTATTAAAAAAAGAATCTGCTTTATGAAATTCATTATTGAGTCCATAAAGTTCAACATCTTTTAGCGGTTGATACTCTTTTGCACAACTATCCTGATTAAATTCAACAATTTCTGTCATGCCTTGTCTAGGTAAGACAAAGGTGTTAGGAGCCACACAACCTGTCAATAAAGCACATGACCCTTTTGTATCAATTAATGCTGGCATAATAACTTCCGTCCATGCTATAGGTTTAACGTCTTGCATTTCATCTAATCCTGCGAAATAAATTTTTAACCCCCTACAATTGTCCCCATTGTCCTCATTTAAACCCCTTAAAATTATATCTGGTTTGTTTCCTTTAAATGAAATTCGACATTCAGATTTATAAATCCTCTCTATTCCAGGATGCCCCTCTAATAATTTTACTAAAGGATTCCAATGAATTTGTTTGGCTTGTTTTAAAGATGGCATTCCTAATAAAACTACTGGTGGTGATGCTTTATCATACGCCCCTTTATAATTTAGTGCCTTATCAATAATCATTGTTATCATGAGTCTCGATTTACCGTATCTTCGGGAACTCACTAATACTTTAAATCTTTTAGGACTAACAAACACTGTTTGTTGACCTGGGTGCAAATATAACTTTAATGTTTTATCCTTTTTTAACATCCAAAACCCTATTCAAAGTTTATCGAAACTCTCATCAAAAAAAATGGGCGAAACTTTCCTTAACGGTAGTTTCAACACAGATTTGCAAAAACTCCTTGACAAGTAGGACGGCTTTAAGTTATAATTGGTGTATAGTCGCCATAGGGCATTGGGAGACTTTAAACGGACATGGAGACTGGGTAAGACTACTTTGGTTGCATCGGTCAGTGAAGTGTCAAGAATCACCGCTCTTTTAGGACGGTGAGTATGTCAAGCATAATTTAATCTTAGCTAATACAAGATATGCGTCAATCCATTTCCGATGAATTTGTAAATGCTCTAGCTTCTTACTGGGAGTTCACAAGCACTACCGCCGTATATCCTTCAGAAAAATCACTGGAATACGTTACTCTCGGTTTGATTAGTGAAATCAACGAATTTGCTAACGACTCTTTTGCCTTGCTTATTGGTCACCAAGACGGTGCGCTAGAGGTCGAAGAAAGTGTTTTAGACTTAGAACGAACCACGTTGCTTTTAGAACTAGGCGATATACTTTACTATGTGACTCGTTTGTGTATTCACCTCGGTTATCGCTCTGTCAAAATTTTTCTAGTTAATGCTCAAAATTATTTAGAGTCGAAATCTAATAAAAGTCTTGAAGAATCTGATTTTTTCACGACTTATATGGCTCTTAATTTTGCGTCGGGAACATTAGCAGGGCTTATCAAAAAATATGTTCGTGGTGACTCCAATTATCAAGAATTGTCTCTTTTACAGGTTTTTTGTGAATCCTACCTATTCCTTCTGTTCTTGATAATTGACGAACTAGCCTATGACTTGAATAGTGATTTGAAAACTGTCATGGACGATAATACTAATAAGTTGACAAAACGCAAAAATGCGGGTACTATTCAGGGAGACGGTGATTTCCGTTAAGGTTTGTCAACTTATTAAGCTCGGTGAACTGTTGCCAACAAAAGTTGGTAACTTTTTTTTTGATTAAGATGCCAAAGCACTTAATACATGGGGAATTATAGGGTGTCTTACACAGGAACCTTTAGGAAACCAAACAATCCCTACATCTGGAGTATCAAATAATCTATGTGCCGCAACATGAAAAAAGCCTCCGCAATAAAGACTACTTTGGGATGGGTCGCCAATAATAACAAGTTTTGACCCGTGTGATATTCTCGTGATTACACAATTAAAAAGTCTTTGAGTCGCATCTTCTGCTTCATCAAAAATAATAAATGTGTTAGATAATGATGCCCCTTTAAGTTTTCCAATATGTGAAATTTCTAATCTGGTTTTAAACTTTCTAAGCTCATCAGGGGAACAAATTTCAGATAAATTAGTCCAAAGAGGAAGTCCTAAAAAATCAATTTTTTCCTCGTATTCACCGGGTAAAGCCCCAATATCTTGTTCATCTGGTTCATTAACAAATGGTCTGACATAAAGAATAGAATCAATAGGTGAGTCAGGATTATTTATAGCTAAAATAGCCGCATACATGGCTAATAACGTTTTTCCTGTCCCTGCTTCACCAATTCCTAACGTAATGGTATTTTCTCGAATGGACTGTAAGAATTTTGCTTGCGAGTGGTTCTTGGGTTTAAGACCTTTTGCAATGTTGACCATTTGGTAGGTTTTAAATAAAGGATTACTTTTGAAATGGGCGTGGTTACTTTCAGTTCAAAACATCGTCTTCATCATTAGAAGCAAGGTTAGTAGTCGGTAAAAATTGGGGGTAAACATCAACTTCTAAAAAAACTTCTTCTTCCCGTTCTGTCAGAGAATCAACTTTTTCGAGAATCATTCCTAATTGTTTATGTGCTTCTAATGAGGCATTGAGGTTTTTAGCTGTCAAAGTAACAATATCACCTCTGTTAGTGGCTTTTTGTTCTTCATATCCTTCTTTACCCATTATCATTATCTCGGTTAAAAATTTGACTCTAGAGTGTAAAGTTGAAAATTTTAGTTCCCCTAAAAGTATCCCCAATTTTACAGATTCCGCTCCTCCAAATTTATGTTTAAAAAGACGGTCTGGCTCTAATTCTAAAACATCTAAAACAAGTTTTTCGTCTATATTAATGCAATCAAGATTTTTATTTACTCGTCTGGCTATTTCAGCATCTGAATATTGAGGATAACAACCCCTATAATAACAAATAGCCTCTTTTATTAACTCAGGAACTTCTTCAGGATTAGTTAATTTAATTAGTTTAGACATTCCATTTTGAGATACTTAATTTGGCTATTTGTTTTCAAGGTTGGGACTTGTATCCCATTAAATGGCGGTCATCAAATCAGAAGTCCAAGATTTTCCTGTAAACTTTTTAGGTACTTTCGTTTTACGACGGGGGAATCCAGCTTTACCCACTAAATCACGTTGCATTTGTTCTTTAGATTCGGCATCACCCCATCCAGCCCCTAAAGTTACAGCATCGGTCAAATCAAGCACTAACCTAGCACGATGTTTATAGTGTCCTGATATGATTTCTAGAACTTCCCAATGGCGCATTTTTAAAAGTTCTAATCTAGAAATACCAAAACTATAGAATATTGGTAGACAATCGATAAGAGTGTTAACATATCTCACTACTCTTGCTCGATTCTCCCATCCAAAGGGACTTCTAAATCTTCCTCAGCACTTTGTTTTTTGTTGACTGGCTCGACAGTTTGTTTTTCTTCTAAAAGTTGTTGACAATGATTGTATAATGACATCACTGTTTTACTTCTTTTTCGTTTAAATGTCCCAGCCGGTACTCCTAACAATGCTTCAACCATTCGACGGGCAGGTTTATACATTAAAGCTTCTAATTTCGCTTTTTTTACTGAATCTGAAGCACCTACACTTTTTTCAAGTATTAGTTCTCCATCTTCATTTTCAACACCGTAAACAAGAAGCAAAACATCCATAGCTTCTGCTCTAGCTTGAAAATATTCAATATATTCGGCTTCAGATAAATCTTCAGGGGCTGTGATTTTATATTCCGTCCCATCTAGCATTAAAGTACCTAATGGTTCCCCTTCATCTAAAAATTGGGCAATTATAGAAGTCTTAGGCAAAGTTTCGGGCATAATTAAATCAATTCTTTAAGTGGAAAGTCAATCATATTTTGAGCGAAAAAAGCAAAGGACTTAGAAATCTCTAAATTAAACTACTTTTTGACATACTCAAAATTGATTGTACTACTTAGCTCAAAATCAATAAAACTCAATCATATCAAGGGTTTTAACATTTTAGAAATTTAAAAACAACATTTTAAAATCAATAAAACTCAGTCATAGTATGGCTTAGACCCGTTTGTACTATGTAGTAGGGGGGATAACTTTATTTTTTTTATCCCTACCCTCTTTAATTATCGCATTTAAATACTCTCATGCTTTTTTGCCTTCTTCCCTCCCACCCCCTTTACCCCAAAAATATTTTTCCACTACCTCTTGACATTTTGTTTATTCCTATGCTATGCTATATACATATCAAAAAATAGAGTGGTGGATAGGATACTAGGATACTTTAATCCTAGGGTATTCACAAATCAGCCTACCAAAAATTAAATATATATTTTATATAATTAGCCCACATTCACCCATTTACCCATTTTTACCCCTCAGACCATTACAAATTAGTTTAATGGTAAAAGTATCATGACCCGCTCTGAAGTGTGGGAAAAGGCTGATAAACGAAAAAGTCTAAACCCCCACCTTGTCAAAGCAAAAAACAGTTTTGACTCGTTGAGGCTTCCAAATGCTTCAATCTGCTCACTCTAGATTGTATATGTTTTTTAGTATTTAAATGCGATGATTAAAGAGGGTAGGGATAAAAAAAATAAAGTTATCCCCCCTACTACATAGTACAAACAGGTCTAAGCTATACTATGACTGAGTTTTATTGATTTTAAAATGGTGTTTTTTAAAGTGTAAAATGTTAAAACCCTTGATATGATTGAGTTTTATTGATTTTGGTTAAGTAGTACAGTTATCAACTGTTGACAGTTTGGAAAAATTCTGTTAAACTGGGAACAGCTAATCAACCCTCCAAAAAATTTACAATGAATAATCCACAACCAAAACTGCTAAAAGTCTATGTCACCGAATACGCCCTAACATCAGGGGTTTATTTAACTGAAGCCGAAATTTCAGATTGTGGATGTTTAGCAAGCGGAAAAGATCAGGTTGGACGGGACACTATGCACACTCTAGGAAAGTCAG